CCACTACTTGGATCTACTACATCAGTTGTAGTAAAGCCAAATGGTGCAACAACAGCAGCTACCAACCCATCTTACACATTTACGGCTCTAGTCTCAGAATGGACTCCTTTAAGTGGAGCCGTGGGAGAATTAGCAACCGCATCTGTAACCTGGCCAATTAGCGGCGAAGTAACAAAGGCGGTCTCATAATGGCGCGTATCGTACTCACCAACGTCGCCGTCACATTTGGCACCACAGACATTTCCAGCTACGTCACTTCAGTCACATTGGGAACAACGCTTGACGTGGTTGAGACAACAGCATTTGGCAACACAGCTCGTACAAGAGTTGCAGGCCTTGCGGACAACAGCATCGCGCTCGAGTTCAACCAAGATTACGCGACTAGTGCATTAGAAGCGACAATCTACCCAACAATCGGCACAGCGGTCTCAATGACCGTGAAACCAGTTGCTGGCGGCTCACCTACATACAGCTTTAGCGCGTTGGTTTCCGAGTGGACTCCGCTTAATGGAGCTGTCGGCGAACTTGCAACTGCATCAGTAACTTGGCCAATCAGTGGTACAATCACTAAATCCTAATCTAACAAGGGGGAAATCATGGACGGTCTTGGAATCAAAGTAAAAACAGTTGATGGCAATGAAGTTAGTTATAAATTAACTCCTCGTGTCATTGTTGCATTTGAGCAGCAATACGGCAAGGGAATGCCTAAACTGCTTGGTGAAGAACAAAAGATTGAACACGTTTATTGGTTAGCATGGAAGTGTATGCAATCCAATGGCGTGATTGTAAAACCATTTGGTCCAGAATTCTTAGACACAATTGCGTCTGCCGAATTGGATTCAGATGATTCTTTCGGATCCACCGAGACAGCTTAACGTATAACGTAGCAGCTATCTCGGTGGAAACTGGTATTTCACCCATAGATCTAATAGATGCACCTGAAGGAATACTTGAGGCTATTACTATTTATCTTAAAGAACGAGCAAAGGGTAAATAAGTGGAAGAAGACACACGGATTATTTTGACAGGCATTGAGCCAACTATCAAAGCCCTTAAAGAGTTTGATAAAAAAGCCGTTGCCAAGTTTAACAAAATAGTTAACACTGAGTTAAATAGTGCCGAAGGCGCTGCTCACCGTTTAGTCGATAGCATTCAAAGTAGAACTACAAATACTCCAATGCGCAATTGGAGACCTACAGCAGCAGTAAGCGGACGAACATGGGGCGGTGCTGGTTGGCCTGCTTGGGATACAAATACAATTAAAGCAGGAATTACTGTGTCCAAAGCACAAAGGCGCGCTCGTAAAGATTACACAACTAGTGCTGGCGCTTTGTTAAATACATCTGATGCTGGTAAAGTATTTGAGCTTTCAGGACGTAACAAAAAGAGTGGATCATTTATTGAAAGACTTAATTGGTTTGGTAAAGCCTCTCGTCTTGTCTGGAAAGTTGTAGATAAAGAAAGACCACGTATTGAAAAAGTAGTAGCAAAAGCTTTAGAAGACGCAAAACGTGAATTACAAAATCATCTTGATTCAGCGGGAAAGGTAGACTAAAATGGCAGTTGGTGCAGTAGTCGCCCGCATTCTTACTCAATACTCTGACAAAGGTACAAAAGCTGCGGTCAAAGATATTAGTAAGATGGAAAAGAAGTTTGGTGATTTTGCTAACAGAACTGCAAAGAAGTTTGGCCTAGCTGCAATTGCAGCAGGAGCTTTTGCTGCAAAGATTGGCTATGATGCTGTTAAAGCAGCCATGGAAGATCAGAAGTCTCAAGTACTTCTTGCCAATTCACTTAGAAATACAGTAGGAGCAACTGACGCGGCTATAGCCGCAACAGAACAATACATTACTGCAATGCAAGCAGAGTTCGGTATTGCTGATGATCAACTCCGTCCTGCTCTTGCTGGACTAGCTGCCGTAACCGGAGATGTTTCCAAAGCTCAGTCTTTGCTTGGCGTCTCAATGGATATTGCAGCAGCAAAAAACATAGACTTAAATATGGCATCAAAACTTCTTGCTAAGGCATATGGTGGAAATATTGGTGCACTTAAGAAGTTGTTCCCACAGATTTCTGCAGCTACTGTTAAATCAAAAGACTTTGCAGCAGCAATGCGTGAGATCTCAGGCGAAACAAAAGGAGCTGCAGCTGCAGCAGCCAACACATTTGCTGGACAAATGGAAAGAATTAAACTTGCATTTGGTGAAGCATCAGAATCACTTGGTTATAAGTTAATCCCACAGATTAAATCATTTGCCGATCTTATTATTACTAAAGCTATTCCTGCAATTCAAAAGTTTGTAGATGAAAATGGCGATAAAATTGCAGCAGGATTTAAGACTTCTATTTCTTATGGTATAGCTTTTGCAAAGTTAATGTATGACATGTTTAGTTTTGTTGCTAGAAATATTAAGGTATTTGCAACTCTTGGAGCCGTAATCATTGCTGCCTTCTTTGGAGCTAAAGTTGCTGGAGCAGTTGCCGCTTTAGTAACAGGAATTCAAGCAATTATAAAGGTCATGAAAGCACTTCGTACCGTTTCACTTGCATCTGCAGCCGCAACTGCATTGGCAACAGGTGGTATTTCTGCAGCCGCCGGAGCAGCAGCATTTGGAGTTGCTTTAGTAGGTATTGGTGTAGCAGCAAATAAGTTTAATAAAGATTCAGATAAAGCAGCGGACTCTTTAGGTAAGTTTGATTACAATGCTAAAGGTTTTACTGCAACAGCAAATGATTATACAAAAGGCATAGAAGGCATGACAGGTGCCACAAATGGACTTACTGGTGCAACAAAAGATGCTGCAAAATCGTCAGCATTATTATTGCAGTTACAAAAGAAGTTTGGACTTAAAGGACTTAAAGAAACTGACCCAATCACTCTTGAAGCAATTAGAAAAAATCAGATTAAACAACAAAAACTTGGTCTTTCAAGTCCAACAATTTCATTATTAGCATCTGCTGGACATGGAAACATTGCAAAAAATACAACAATGAATGGTGGAAACATCACTGTGAATGTTGCTGGATCTGTTGTTTCACAAGGTGATCTTGTTAATGGTATTAAGAATGGTCTAGCAACTCTTATGCGCCGCCGTGGTGGCAGTCAGTTTGCGGTGCTGTAATGCCAGCAAATGCACCTACACTTACGGTTTCTTTTAGCAATGGTGGAGCTTTTACAGCCGTTAGTGCTGATCTTTTGCTATCTGTTGAAATCCGTAGAGGTCGCCAATATCAAAATGACTTCCTAGAAGCTGGAACAGCTGATGTCATATTAAATAACCAATCAGGAGCATTTGATCCAAGCAACACATCAAGTCCGTGGTATGGAATTTTAATTGCTGGAATGCAAGTCAAAATTCAAGGTAATGCAACAACTATTTATACAGGTTACTTAGAAAACAATGAAGTAAACCAAGGTATTTATCCTACAGTCTCATTGACATTTGTTGACGGTCTTGCACAAATAGCCAAGGCAATTGCACCTGCTTTAGCAACTAGTGATTATTCAGAAACTGCCGCATTGAGAGCAACTAGAGCACTTGATCTTGCTGAATGGACTGCTGCACGCAGTCTTACAGGTACAACTGTTATGCAAAAGACAAAACAAAATATGAGTTGTCTTGAAATGCTAGAACAATGTGCAAACTGTATTGGTGGACGTTTCTATGTAAGTCGCACAGGAACTGCAACTCTAGTTCCATTATCTGATAAGTTTACACGTCCAACGCGACTATTATTTAGTGATCAAGGCGATGCAAATAGTGTTGGTTACGACGGTATTATTACTAATCCAGGCACTGATTATGTTTACAATGAAGCAATAGTATTTAGAGGTCCGAAGAAAACTCAAAAGACGGCAAAGTATACTGCCAGTGTTTCGACATACGGACTTAAATCTAAAAAACTAGATGCGCCTATCTTAAACGAAACTAGTGCAGCTAATCTTGCTTTATACGCTGCAAGAAAAGATGCGGATGCAGTTGTATTAGCAGAACAAATAGATTTTACAGCAATTGGTATTGGTGCTCTTGCCACAGATATGCTAGAAACAGAA